AAGAAATCATGCTTGCTAGTAAAAATAGGGTGATTGATGGTGAAATAGTACAAAATGATGCTGATTCGCAACGACTCCCTATAAAGGAGTTGCTTCCGGGCAAAAAAAATGAGGAAAAATAGTTGAAAGGCCCCAAGCTGTTTTCAAAGCTACCGGTAAGTTTAAAAATAACCCTATAACTAAAATTTTTTTATGAAATTTAACAGAAAAGCATTTGTAGAATCAGTAACAGACACAATATTAGGAGCTGCATTTAACTTTCCAATATCCTGGGCCACCCTAGCCATCCTTTTGATGTTTACAACGGACGCGCTTTTTATTTCTGTTATTCAGCTTACAGTTTTGACTGTTGCTGCGATTATTAGAAGATATTGCACCAGGGTATATTTTGAAAAAATAAACAATAGACAAACTATAGAACAAATGACGAGTAAAAAATGAAATATAGTCCGCAACAAGAAAAAGAATTGATGACCGAAATCTGGTCTCCAATGATAAAAGACAACCCATATAACTTTGTTAAGTATTGTTTTCCCTGGGGACAAAAAGATACCCCCCTAGAGGACTTTTCAGGCCCAAGAGCATGGCAAGAAAAAATTTTGAAAGAAATTACAACGCACATACAAAGAAATGAGCGTTTGCCGTCTCCGGAAATGTTTCGTTTAGCTGTTGCGTCAGGTAGGGGTATAGGAAAGTCTGCTTTAGTTGCCTGGCTAATTTTATGGATGCTATCAACTCGCCTGGGATGCACAATTATTGTAACCGCCAACACAGAACAACAGCTGCGCTCAAGAACCTGGGCCGAGCTAGGTAAATGGCTTACCCTGGCAATAAATTCACATTGGTTTGCAAAAACAGCTACGGCAATAAAACCAAACGCCTGGTTTGAAGAGGCGCTTACTAGAGATTTAAAAATAGACACCGGGTACTACTACGCGCAAGCGCAACTATGGAGTGAAGAGAATCCAGACGCTTTCGCCGGGATTCACTCTAATTATGGAGTTTGTTTGATAATGGATGAGGCCTCAGGTATTCCGCAACAGATCTACAGCGTTTCCGAAGGTTTCTTTACTGAGCCTACCTCTGATCGTTATTGGTTTTGTTTTTCAAACCCAAGAAGAAACACCGGGCCTTTTTATGATTGTTTTCACGCCAACAGAGCTTTTTGGAAAAACGAACAAATTGATTCCAGGACAGTTGAAAATACTGATAAAGAATTATTTCAACGTATGCTTGAACAATACGGGGAGGACTCTACTGTTGCCAGGGTTGAGGTGATGGGAGAGTTCCCCCGCGCTGACGACGATGCAGTAATTCCTATGGAGTTAGTGCGCGCAGCAATAAATAGGGATGTCTCTCTGACGGCGAGCGAGCCAATAATATGGGGCCTGGACGTTGCCAGGTACGGCGGAGATAGTTCCGCGCTATGCGTCCGCCAGGGTAATACTGTTTTTGAAATAAAAACTTTTGGCTCGATGGATCTAATGCAGCTCTGCGGAATCATAAAAAATCGTTACGACGAGACTACCGCCCTGGATAGACCTTCGGAAATATTAGTTGATGTCATTGGTCTAGGAGCTGGGGTAGTTGATAGATTATCAGAACAAAATCTGCCCGCGCGCGGAATCAATGTTGCCGAGGCCCCGGCGACTTCTAAAAACTATTTGAACTTGCGCGCCGAGTTATGGTTCAAAGTAAAAGAATGGTTAGCCGGCCGCGATTGTTGTTTGCCAAACGACGATGAATTAGTAGCCGAGTTAGCATCGCCTGTTTATAAATACACTTCCTCCGGGAAAATAAAAATTGAATCCAAAGAAGAAATGAAAAAACGCGGTATCAAATCCCCGGACAAAGCCGATGCCCTGGCGCTGACAATGGCAAGTAGCGCGGTAAGTTTTGGTGGTAGTCAGAGCTTTATGGGGTATAATTTTCGCAAACCTTTAAAATCAAGGATCATTCGGGTTGGTTAGAATATGGCAGAAGAAAAAGAAATCTTAGAAGAGAAAGAACAAGAAACTCGTATGCGCGATTTGTCCCGCGTCCTGAAATCGGAAATGGACGACGCCAGGGACTTTATTCAGCAAGTAGGTGAAGAACGCGCCGAGTCCACAGAATACTATTTAGGTAACGAGCCAGAACCGACTAGCACTTTGCAGTCATACTATGTTTCTACCGATGTGCGCGATACGGTGCTGTTTATGTTGCCGTCTATCATGCGTACTTTTTTTGGCACAAAGAAAATAGTTGAGTTTGTACCTAACGGGCCAGAAGATGTGCAGCTTGCCGAACAACAGACAAACTATGTAAATTATATTGTCCAGGAAAAGAACCCTGGCTTTTCTATTTTGTACGATGTGTTTAAAGACGCCCTGGTTAGAAAGACCGGGTTTGTCAAAGCCTATTGGGATGACACAACCAGCGCAAAGACTCACAGTTATTCGGGTATAACGCCAGAACAATACCAGGCTTTAATTTTAGATCCGAATGTTGAAATCATAGAAGAGTCTGCCGAAATGCAAAGCGTTACGGTTATGAACCCGGAGACTATGGAAGAGACAACGCAAGAGACTCCGGTTAGTTATGATTTGACGATTAGAAGAATTATTCCAAAAAACCAGGTATCGATAGAGTCTATACCGCCAGAAGAAGTTCTGATAGCTCGCCACGCGCGCTCGTTAGAGGAATCAAGTTATGTGGCCCACCGTATGCTGAAATCTGTTTCTGATTTAGTTGCTATGGGTTACGACAAGGCAGAAGTTGAGCAATATGCCGGGGCCGGCGCAAGTTATTTAGACTCTGATGCTTACGAAGAGCAAGAAGCCAGAAACCCATTTGACAATATGGTTTTTCCAAATCGCCAGGACGATGGCGGCAAAGATTTACTTTACGTTGAGCATTATGTTTTTTATGACTTGGACGAAGATGGTATCGACGAAAGAATAAGAGTTTGTACTATCGGTGAAGGCTTGCATGTTATCAATGTAGAACAATGGGACGAGCTGCCGATTGTTATGTTTTGTCCAGATCCAGAGCCGCACACGGCTATTGGTTCTTGTCCAACAGATTACGTCAAACCTATTCAGGCTGCAAAATCACAAATCATGCGCGACACCCTGGATTCGCTTGGTCATTCAATCTTTCCAAGAATGGGTATTGTTGAAGGCCAAGTAAACATAGACGATGTTTTAAATACGGATATTGGTCAGCCGATAAGAATGAGGGCGCCTGGCATGGTGCAACCATTCAACATACCTTTCTCCGGGAAAGAGGCTTTTCCGATACTAAATTATTTAGACGAAGCCAAAGAAAATAGAACCGGAGTATCTAAGGCCGCAGCTGGATTAAACGCGGATGCTTTGCAAAGCTCTACCAGGGCAGCAGTCAACGCGACAGTAAGTGGCGCACAAGGCAGAGTAGAACTGATATGTCGTCATTTTGCCGAAGGCGGTATGAAAAGATTATTCGGTTTGGTGAATCACCTGGTAATCAAACACCAGGAAGGCCAGGACATGTTTAGATTGAACAATCAGTTTATCCCGGTAGATCCAAGATATTGGGACAGCGAAAAAGATATGGTTGTAAACATTGCGCTTAGTAAAACCAGCGATGAACAAACTTTATCTACAATGGCAACACTCATTGGTAAACAAGAACAAATCTTGCAACAGCTAGGGCCAAACAATCCGCTAGTTAATTTACAACAGTATGCCAATACTTTGACTAGGTTCATGGAGCTGTCGGGTATAAAAGATGGATCTAACTTTATTACTCCAAATGTTCCGCCACAACAGGCACAACCACAACAGCCGCCTAAACCAGACCCGGCTCAGTTGTTGGCCCAGGCAGAAACACAAAAAGCACAAGTACAAGCGCAGAAAGCAGTTATTGACGCCGAGACTGATCGTATGAAAATCATCATGGATGATGATAGACAACGCGACATTGAAGAAGCACAAATACGCTTAAAAGCACTCGAATTGCAAGGAAAGTACGGTACACAAGTTAACATTGCTGAAATCAATGCTATTATGGAAAGGGATCGCGAAATGATAAGAGAAGCGGCCAAAATACAAGCACAAGGATTATTTAGTAATGTCACAGAAAACAACAGCTCATAAATATTATGATCTTGAGATACTCGAAGGTGAATACGTTTACTCAGCCTACGAACTTAAAGCTAAGTCTTTCAAAGAAGCAATTATGATTATGAAAACTTTGTTTGACGAGCGCATAGATTTAGATTCCGAAGTAATTTATTTTGACGAAAAAACGATACACTAATGGCAGACCCAAGATTAAAAAGAGCTGGTGTCAGCGGTTATAACAAACCTAAGAGAACACCAAATCATCCCACGAAATCGCATATTGTTGTCGCCAAACAAGGTGATAAAATAAAAACCATAAGGTTTGGACAACAAGGCGTAAAAGGCGCGGGTAAAAATCCAAAAACAAAAAAGGACAAAGCCAGGCGCAAATCATATTACGCCAGGCATAACGCTCAAGATCCAAACCCAAGTAAGTTAAGCGCTCGATTTTGGAGTCATAAAGTAAAATGGTAGCAAAAAGAAAATTTAAAAAAGTAGCCAAAACAAAAGGCGGAGTGCCAAAAAAATATGTTCGTGGCTCTAAGAATCCAAAAGCTAGAGAAGCAGAGATAAAAAGAACAGCAAGACTTTATCGCCAGGGCAAACTTACTCCAGCAATGATGAAACGTATTAGTAAACAAAGGAGCAAAGGATGAGCGCAAAAGAAGATGTCATAAATAAATATCACAAGTCCAGCGGTATTTCTAAATCAGTTTTGAGAAAAGTTTATTCCAGGGGCGCGGCGGCTTATTTTTCGTCAGGCTCAAGACCAAAGACTTCTCAACATGCCTGGGCCGCAGGACGCGTTCGATCGTTTGCCACCGGGAAAGGCGGAGCTAGAAAGGCTGACGCTGATTTGTTAAAATCATCTAAATCCAAAAAAAGGAGGTAATTATGCCAATGGGAAAAGGAACTTATGGTTCAAAAAAAGGAAGGCCAGCAAATAAAAAGAAAAAGAAAAAAACTAAAGCTAAAAAGTACGGGTATTAATATGCCAATAAAAAAATATTCACCTAAACAAAAAAAGTTAGCTAGAGTTGCAAAACCTAGAAACAAAATAACTGGTGCTGATTTCAAAAAACTTAAAGCTAAGAAAAAGAAAAAATGAAAAAAATTAGTAAAAAAGTTATGGTTAAGGGTGTAGATATTTCAAGTCTTACAAAAAGACAGCAAGATATTATGAAAAAACACTCTAAACATCACACTAGCAAACACATGAAGTCTATGACAAACATGATGAAAAAAGGTAAAACTTTTACTGAGGCGCATAAAGCAGCACAAAAAAGAGTAGGCAGATAATATGAAAAAATATTTAACTTTTTTGTTTTTTCCAAATTTAGTAATTTCTCATTCTTTAGATAATGTTACGCATATTCACATGGAAGGTGTATTTTTATTACTAATAACTCTTATATTTTTTGTAGAGTTATTAAGAAGAAAAAGATAGCCTTGTTGTAAGGCTATGAATGAAATTGTTACTATAATAAATGAAGTTGGTTTTCCCATAGCTGCAACTCTCGGATTAGGTTTTTTCTTATGGAAGTTATTGAACAAAATAGTAAATGGCATGGAGCAAAAGATAGACGTGGTAGATGACAAAATAAACGAGTCTCTCCAGGCCGTTGAAAAAAGATTAGATTCAAAACTAGATTCTCAAACACAAATTCTTATACAGCTTATTGACAGAGTAAGGTCTGTTGATAATGAAATCATACGCCAGGACATATTGTTAAAAACAATTCTGGGCGTACCTAACTTAATTGAAAAAGACAAAATAGCAAAAGCAAATCAAAAAGATAAGAGGAAAGACTAATGGCTGATCCAATAACCAATTCAGTTGTCGGCATTGCTGGCAGCGTACTCAATAAATTCGTTGCAGATAAAAACTTAAAAATGCAACTTGAGCATGAACTCAAGACACAATTACAAACTGCTAACCTGGCACAAATAGAGGTCAATAAGATTGAAGCTGCTAGTAAGAGTTGGTTCGTAGCCGGGTGGAGGCCGAGTGTCGGCTGGTGCTGTTCTTTGGCCATGATGTATCATTTCATCCTTGCGCCTATGATTCAGTTTGCTATTGGTATAGCTGGTGTTCAAGTTGATTTGCCGGAGTTTGATTTTACTCAGTTATCTACAATATTAATGGCGATGCTCGGCATGGCAGGTTTAAGGTCTGTAGAAAAAATACAAAAAGTTACCAAAGGCAATTAATGTTCTGGGAAAATTTTAATTTAGATGAGTTTGCTTGCAGGCATTGTGGCAAAAATTTAATAAGTCACAACCTTGTTGATAGGCTGCAAAGTTTACGAACTGAATTAGCTTTTCCCTTTGTAATTACTTCTGGCTACAGATGCCCGGAACATCCAAACGAAATAAATAAAAGCAAGCCTGGTACACATGCTATGGGTTTAGCAGTTGATATTTTGTCTTATGGCGAACAAGCGTATAAAATTGTCACTACAGCGCCTAAACACGGTTTTGCAGGAATAGGTGTAAACCAAAAAGGCGAAGGAAGATTTATACATTTAGACATTGCAGATGAAACACATGGAAAAACAAGACCTACCATTTGGAGTTACTAATGGCTAGGGCAACAGTAAAAGAAGTCGCGGCACAAATAGATCAGCATGAGGCCGTTTGTGCTGAACGCTGGAGCAATGCAAACGACAGATTTGATCGCCTGGAAGAATTAATATCTCAAAACACAGTCAGGCTTTGGTGGATAGCAGGCATAATTATTTCTTTGTTGTCGTCCTTAGTGTTTAAGTTAATGGTTTTATGATTACAGAAGAAGAAGCTCGTAAATCGCTCCTGGCAGAACAAATATTAGATAGTGAAGTATTTCAAGATGCTTTGCAAAAACTCAAAGAAGAATACATAACAAAATGGTTGCAAAGCACCAATTTAGAAGATGTCAACGAAAGAGAATCAATACACAAAGCTATTCAGCTGATTCCAGAGATAGAAAAACATTTAAGAATTATTGTCGAGAAGGGCAAACTTACCAAAACTCACATTAATAAAATTAGGAATGTTCTTTAAGACAATATAAAATAACTAACTAAACGAGGTATATATGAGCAACATCGAGAAACCGACTGCTTTAAGAAATGACTTAGAAGAGACCACAGCATCATTTGAGGGTTTCTTGGCCCCACAAGAGCCAATAGAAGAAACCGCAGAAGATGAAGTCCAGGAAGTCGAAGAAATAACCGAGGAAGAGGTTTTAGAACCTGAGGCTGACGACGAAATTGATGAGGAGTTAGAGGAAGAGGAAGAAACCGAAGAAGAAGTTGAAGAACAAGATCTAGCAGAAGATTTGAACCAACCTCAAACTTTCTCCGTCAAAGTTGATGGAGTTGAATATGAGGTGACGGAAGAAGAGTTAATGGCTGGATATTCTAGGCAACAAGATTACACGCGCAAAACTCAGAAACTCGCGGAACAGGCAAAATCTGTAGAACAAAAGGACAAAGAGTTAGCGGAGAAAGATGCGATCTACGCACAGTTGTTACCAAAATTGGAGGCCCAAATACAAGGCCAACTTGGAAACGAGCCAGATTGGGACGCACTATACGAGCAAGATCCTGTCGCTTATGTTAAGAAGCAACAAGAATGGAACGCTGCGAAAGAACAACTTAGGAAAGTTGAAGAGGAACAAGCCAGAGTTCAAGAAGAACAACAGGCTGAACAAGCAAAACAAATTCAAGAATTAGTTGAGCTTGGCAATCAAAGACTTTTAGAGGAAATTCCAGAGTGGTCAAAACCAGAAGTTGCACAAAAAGAAAAGCTAGAGATTCGTCAATTTGCGATTGAAAAACTAGGTTTTACGGCACAAGAGATAGACGCTACGATAGATTACCGAGCGCTGCTTGGGTTGAGGAAAGCTATGTTGTATGACAAAACTGTTGAAGCAACAAAGAAAAAACCAACACAAAAAGCTGCTTCCCGCGTTGCCAAACCAGGCGCAGTAACCAAAACCAAAAAGGTAGCTCCAGCGAAGAAAGCAAAACAAAGGTTGGCTAAGTCCGGGAAAGTCCAGGATGCGGCCAAAGTTTTTGAACAAATGCTAAATAAATAAGAGGTAAAAAATGGCACAAGTTACAAATGCTTTTGATACTTATGAAGCGATTGGTAATAGAGAAGATTTAGCAGATATTATTTATAATATTTCTCCTACTCAAACACCATTCCTTTCAGCTATAGGCAAAAGGCAAATTTCAAACGTCCAATTTGATTGGCAGACAGAAGTTTTACCAACTCCTTCTTCAACAGGTCAACTTGAAGGATTCGAGCTAAGTAAATCTACTTCTACTAATACAACTAGGGCAACCAACGTAGCAATGATCTCAAGCAGAGACGCTACAGTAACCGGGTCTCAAGAGGCTACCGACACAGCTGGTAAGAACTCTGAGATGGCGCACCAACTAGCTATCATGGCTAAAGCTCTGAAAAGAGATATGGAAGAAGCGCTTACTCAGAACATTGCCAAAAATGCTGGTAACGTCTCTACTGCGAGACAAACTAGATCTTTGGAAACTTGGTACGCTACCAACGTAAACAAAGCTAGTGATGGCGCAAATGGATCTGACTCAGCAGCTAGAACTAACGGAACTAGAAGAGATTTAACCGAAGCTATGGTTAAAGATGTTCAACAACAATGTTTCGCTAGCGGTGCAGAGCCTTCTTTATTGATGGTCGGGCCTTACAACAAATCAGTTATCTCTGGTTTTACAGGTAGGTCTCAAGCTAGACAATTTGTCGATGCTAACACTATCGAGGCTTCTGTCTCTATCTACTCTGGAGACTTTGGTGAACTACAAGTAGTTCCTTCAAACAGAAGTAGAGAACAAGCTGTTCACTTGTTAGACCCAGAATTTGCTGCTGTAGCATATCTTAGAGATTTTGAAACTATTGATATTGCAACAGTTGGTGATGCTGAAACTAAGATGCTCCTTGTTGAGTATGGCTTAGAAATGAGAAATGAAGCTGCACACGGTATCGTGGCAGACGTCAAAGTATCTGATTCAGACGCTGGTTAATAACTAAAAGGAAGGGGGCTTCGGCCCCCTTTTTTTAAATGGCAATCACAACAATCATAGATGTCAAAAACGGTCTAACTAACAAGTTTGCAACCGAGGATGATAAGTACGTTTACCAAACTCATCAAAATGTCCAACCCGTCCTGGACGCTGTAAAAAATTATAGTCAATTAGATCCAGGAAAAGAGTTCAGACATGTCGCAGAAATACCTATGGTTATATATAATAAAATGCTTAGAGAAGGATCTATAAAAGACAAGTCACATTTGAAAAGATGGCTTAACGATCCTGATAATAAAATGTTTAGAGTTTGGAAAGGCAAAATATGACGTACTCAGAATTAAAAACCAGAATAGCTAGTTATTTGAACAGAAGTGATTTAACTTCTGAGCTTGATGGTTTTATAGATCAAACAGAGGCAGAATTAAATAGGATGTTAAGAACTGCTGATATGGTCAAAAGAGCAACAGCTACAGCAGAGTTGCAATATTTATCTTTACCAACAGATTGGCTAGAGGCCATAAACGTAGAGATAGCATCAAACAATTTTCAACCTGTCTTGCAACAATCTATAGAGAGCTTGGATATGTATAGGGCAGCAAATGATAATCAAACAGGACAACCAATTTATTTTGCTTTGGTTGATAACACTATGGAGTTTGCTCCTAGTCCAGACAAATCATACACATTACAGCTGACTTACTATGCAAGATTAGCAAGTCTGAGTGATAGCAACACAACAAACTTTGTTTCAAATAATCACCCGGACGTTTATTTGTATGGAGCTTTGAAACACGCTTCTATCTTTCTGATGGAGGACGATAGAGTTGCGCTGTTCAGCAATCTTTTTGATAAGGCCTTAGAAGAAATGAGAATGGAACAAGAGTATCGTGAGTTCGGAAAAGGATCACTAATTCAAAGAAGAAGAACTTATGGTAAGGCCAAAAAAAATATATACTACATGAGCTAAGAGGTAATTTATGGCAGGATTTACAGACTATTTAGAAGATGCTTTGTTAAAGCATGTTTTTACTAACACTTCATATACTTCCCCTTCTGCGGTGTATGCAGCTTTATATACTGTTGCTCCGTCAGATACAGGTGGAGGAACTGAGGTATCTACTTCCGGGACAGCTTACGCCAGGCAAGCAATGGCCTTTTCTGTTTCAGGTACAGGCACTCTAGCAACAAATTCAGCCGCAGTTGAATATCCAACTGCTACAGCTGATTATGGAACAGTAGTTGCTGTAGGCATATTTGATGCTTCTTCATCTGGTAATTTATTAGCTTACGCAAACTTAACAGCCAATAAGACAGTTTCTTCTGGCGATGTTTTTCGATTCAACGCAGGTGACGTAGATATAACTTTGACGTAGGGTAATGTCCGAACAAACATATAACTTTGGACGTTACAACAAGTCTAATTGGAATAATCTTCAATATGATTTTGGTGCGGTCGCCGTAACAGGCGTCTCGCTCGTTACTGCTGACGGTCGAAAAATTAATCTTGGCGCAAGCGCCGTTTCTTTAACTTCTAGCGCATCCGCAGCTGGACTTAGAATACTTAACACCGATGCAGCCACAATAAGCGCGTCAAGTATTGTCGCAGCTGCTATACAAATAGATCTTGGGGCCTCAAATATTTCTGCCGTTTCAAGCCTGGCATCCGCTGGACAGTTAGTGCTTCTTGGAGCTGCTAACGCTACACCGCAAACAGCGGTAGTATCAGAAGGTCAGTTAGTTATTTTAGGTGCAGGAGGCATTACAGGAACAAGTAGTTTTGTCTCTCTTGGTGGTTTAAAATGGGAACCTGAGGATGTGGCGGCCGCAACTTACACAGAACTAACTGTTGCAGATGGCATTTGGACGGAACAGACCGTAACAGCCGCATCATATACAGAATTAGATAGGCAGGCGTCAGCATAATGGCAGATACAACAACAACAAATTTATCGCTTACAAAACCAGAGTTAGATGTTTCTACTAATTGGGGTCAGAAACTTAATGCTAATTTAGATGCTCTTGACGCAATTTTTAGCGGTACTGGTACAGCTGTATCTTTGAACATTGATGGCGGGGACATTGCCTCCGCCGTCACCATTAATAAATCACCTGTCATTACACTAGGCGGCGATCTTACAGGTAATGTCACACTTACTAATTTAGCTAGTGCAACTCTTACAGCGACCATAGCAGCTACATCTGTAGAAAACTCAATGTTAGCTGGTTCTATAGCTAACTCTAAATTAAGCAACTCATCTATTACGGTTGGTGCTGGTGCGAGTGCTTCTGCCATATCTTTAGGTGGCACTCTTACATTTGCAGGAACTTCTAACGAAGTAGAAGTAGCAGAAAGTTCAGGAACAATAACTATTGGCCTACCAGCAGCCACAGAGATTACAACTTCTCTAGGCGTAGGCGGCGGATCTACAAACGGTGTTGTTATAGAACAAGGCGCAATAAAAATAAAAAATGGTGGCGCACAATCACATATAGACTTTTATTGCGAAAGTAATAACGCACATTATTTAAGATTACAAGCACCTGCTCATGCAAGTTTTAGTGGTAATCCTACTGTAACTTTACCAGCCACAGCAGGTACGATTGCTTTAACATCTGGTGACATTACAGGTAATGCGGCCACAGCTACGGCGTTAGCAACCGCAAGAACCATTCAAGGAGTTTCCTTCGATGGAACGGGGGACGTTGATCTGACAGAATCCATACAAGACGTCGTGGGTGCTATGGTTTCTGGTAATACAGAAAGTAACATAACTGTCACATACGATGATTCTGACGGTACGTTAGACTTTAGTGTTACAGGTGGTGGCTCATCAAGTGAAGCATTTAAAACAATATCTGTATCTGGTCAAAGCGATGTAGTCGCAGATGCAGCAGCAGATACGCTTACTTTAGTAGCTGGATCTAATATGACCATCACCACAAACGCTAGTGGTGATGAAATCACATTTGCATCATCCGGCTCTGGCGGAAGTCAAAATTTATTTTCAACGATTTCAGTATCAGGTCAATCTGACGTAGTTGCAGATTCAACGACAGATACGCTTACGCTTGCTGCTGGTAACAACGTCACAATCACAACGGATGCAAGCACAGATACGATTACCATAAATTCAACTGCTTCTGGCGGCGGTTCTGGTGGCAGTTCTACGCAGTTTGCTAAGAATACATTTACTGGAGATGGCAGCACAACAGACTTTACATTGACACAATCTATGACTTCAGAAGATGGTCTAATTGTATTTATCGATGGCGTGTATCAAGCAGATAATGTTTATTCAGTCTCATCAAGCACCCTTTCTTTTGCAACTGCACCTGTCAACGGTAGAGTTATAGAAGTCTTTCAATTAGAAGGCGGTATTGTAGGTTCTGCTCCTGTAGTAGATACAATGACAGGAGATGGTTCAGATACAACTCTGACTTTATCAATTACACCAATATCAGAGAATCAAACTTTTGTAACTTTTGACGGTGTTGTCCAACACAAAGGAAGTTACAGTTTATCATCCAACGTGATCACGTTTGGTACAGCACCACCAACAGGCGTAGCGGTAGAATGTATAACTTTTACAAATGTAACAGCAGCGACAGATTCAGTCGTTGATACCTTTACTGGAACTGGATCACAAACTGCTTTCACGCTTTCCAGGCAGCCTTTGACAGAAAACAACACGCTAGTTTATGTGTCAGGTATTTATCAAGACAAATCAACTTATTCAATCAGTTCAAGTACACTAAATTTTTCTACTGCTCCAGCAAACGGAGTATCTATAGAAGTTGTATCAGCAGTAGCAGCTATAACTAATAGTGCTACTTTGTTGGTTGATGCAGACTCAGATACAAAAATACAAGTTGAAGAAAGTTCTGATGAGGACACTATAAGAGCAGATATATCTGGCACAGAAATCTTTACCCTTTCTAAAGAAGGAGTCAATGCAGATGCAACGCTTACTATCAAAGGAACAAACCCTACTTTAGTTATTGGTGATGGTGGAGCAGAAGATACAAAGATTGTTTTTGACGGTAATGCACAAGACTTTTACATTGGGCTAGATGATTCTGCTGATGATTTAATTATTGGTAAAGGCTCTACTGTTGGTACAACCCCTGCTGTTGTTATTGATGAAAACTTAAATGTTGGGGTTGGCTGCACAGACCCACAAACTCCTTTAGAAATTGATACAAGCACAGCAAACTATCGTATTCAATTTACGCATACAAGCGGTCAAAATCAGATTAAAAGTATAGACAGCGACCACTCTACAATGCGTGCTTTATTTTATGATGCAGCACAGCATATTCATCAAGTTTCTGGAACAACAGCACAAACCATAGACTCAGCAGGTCATGTAACTAAACCTTTACAACCATCAGTCCATGTGGAATTAGCTAGTCCGCAAAATAACATACCTGTTAGTACAAACCAAACAGTACACTTTAACAATGAAATTTTTGATGTAAATGGCGACTTTAATACAAGCACTTACACTTTTACTGCTCCTGTTACAGGCAAGTATTTATTTACAACTAGTATAAGAATGGAAAACACTCCTACGGACTTTACTTATTACTATCTTTATTTAGTCACAAGTAACGGTAACAGGTGGGGTGATATTTTAGGAAACGGTTCTGCACATTTTAATTCTGCTCCTACCTATAACACCATGAGATTCGCTTGTGTAGCCGATTTAGATGCTAGTGATACGGCTTATGTTAGGATTTATCAAAGTGGCGGCACAGCACAAATGGATATAGATTCAAACTCAAATTTTTGTATTCAACTACTAAGTTAGAAAACGAGGTAAAATTAATTATGGCAAAACTAACAATAACAATAGAAATAGACGATACCGACCAACTTGTTTTAAAAAATGATTTGTTAGATATTGATGCTTGGGCACAAGCAGCTATGACAGGAAAAATAAATAACTGTTGGAAGCGTATGCAGTCTGAGTGGACTACTAAACTTATGAATGATGAATCTTTTACAGATTCTATTCCAAGTAACAAAGCTGACTTTGTAACTTTAGTTACGGGCAGAAGTGACTATAAAGACAGAACAGCTAGAGACACAGAGGAAACTTCCTAATGGCATTAACTAAAGTAGATCAAACAATGGTAAGCGACCAAGTATTTGGTCGTAGGAATTTGTTTATAAACGGAGATATGCAAGTCGCACAAAGAGCCACTTCAGCTACAGGGCAAACAGGCACAGGGTTTCATACAGTAGATAGATGGGAGTTTGTGGCTAGTAGTGCGGGAACTTGGGATATTTCACAAAGCACAACTGTTCCTACGGGAGAAGGCTTTGCCTATTCACAAAAACTAGATTGCACAACAGCAGATTCTTCGTTGGGTTCAGGAGATTATTTAATCTGGCGACAAAAAATAGAAGGTATAAATTTACAACATCTTAAATATGGAACATCCTCTGCTGAGAAACTTACTTTGTCCTTTTGGGTTAGGTCAGCAAAAACAGGAACATACATAGTTGAGTTTTACAATAATAATTCAGCAGGAATAAAACTACAATCGCAAAGCTATACGATAAGTTCTGCCGATACTTGGGAAAAGAAAACTATAACTATAGATGGTGATACTGCACTAGCTTTTCAAAATACAACAGATGGTGAACTCTTAATGTATTGGTGGTTAGCAGCAGGGTCTAATTATTCTGGGGGCGGTTCTTTAAATAACTCTTGGAACTCAAGCGTAGCAAATAACACTAGAGCAGTAGGAGTAGTGAACTTAGCGGATAGCACATCAAACGATTGGTACATAACAGGCGTACAACTAGAAGTAGGCGGCAACGCTACACCTTTTGAACATTTGACCTTTGATGAACAAAGTAGCTTATGTAAAAGGTATTATCAACAATATTCAGGTTTTCATGCTATGGCTATGTGGACTTATGGTAGAAACAATGGATCTTGTCAATTTGTGTTAGAAAAAGAAATGCGATCTCAACCATCTTCTAGTTATTCAGGCAGCCTTTCTGACACAGGAGTATCTAGCGGAACAGCAGGAGTATATGAAGCTGATTGGGTAGCCTTTAGCTCTTTAACTTTATCTCCAACGAGTCATGAATCTGGGAACTCTAAAATGATTAGGTTGGACACATTACATCCAGCTAACACTTTTGCTTCTAATAATGTTGCGGTAGGAATTTATTTTAGTGATACTTTTTATTTAAAATTTGATGCGGAGTTATAGATGGAAGGAGTAATGAATATTACAGCAGCTAAATATTACAAATCTCCAAATATGACAGGAGATGCTAGTACGATAAAAGCTACAATAGATGGACAAGAATTATTTGTACCAATGGTAGAAAGTAACAGACACTATAAAGCTATACTAGCTTGGGTAGCAGACGGTAACACAATAGAGGCAGCAGACTAATGACAACTAAAGCATCATTAATAGATTTAAACGGTAACGAGATGATTCTTGATGCCGATGGTGATACTTCTATAACTGCTGATACTGACGATCAGATAGATTTTAAAACAGGTGGTACGGACAGAG